AGACTCTTCATGGTGCTCTGAACATGGGTCTCAAGTCGTTCATTGAACCAGTCGCTCCTAAGTTCGATAACATCGAATTCTATTTTGGTAACATCGATGTACGTCATCATTTGCTTCGTCAGGAAGATCCTATTCAAGCTACCAAGGATCTTGTGGCCGAGTACTTCAAGCAGGCGCATGAAGTCGCTGATCAGTTTGGTGCTAACGTTACGATCTATGAATTGCTGCCCATCGAAAATGAGAGCAGAGCCATTCCGAAGACTGGCTGGTATCAGAACACTCCATTCTACGGAACAGTTTCTGAACGAAACAAGATTCGTTGCCTATTCCGTGACGAAGCGCGTAAGCTAGTCTCGAATCGAGTGCATCTGTTTGAGTGGGTCGATCGCATGATCAATCCTGCCGGTGAGCTGGATTTCAAGTATATGGAAAAGCCCAAGTCCGTGCACCTATCTCGTGAGTTCTATCCTCACTGGCAAGGATGGGAATACAACGGTCTAGAGCAAACCAGAGAAAGTCTAAATATAACAACACGCAACATGGGACTTGATGCTTTCTTATGAAACATGCGACTATTATTCCTCTGATCGGTGGCGAGGCCATCGCTTCTACTAATGTGTTTGGTTCTAGACCGGATTACATTCTTTCGTATTCTCCATTTCAGGCAAACGAATCACATCTTCTGAACTATTGGGATAACGAGGTACCCTACTACCTTCTCGATAAGAATCAGAAGCATCCACATCACGTAGATGTGGTATCATCGGTCTGTCCATGCGCTGGTCTGTCGATGTTCTCGATGGGTTACGGCGAACAAAATCAAAATAACAAGTGGATGATCGAGACCGCCAAGTACGTTCTTGGTGAAATGAAGCCAGAAGTTTTTTGGGGCGAAAACGCTCCCGCTCTTGCCGGTAAAGTCGGTAAGTTTGTACGTGATCAACTGATCGATATCGGCCGTGAAAACGGATATTCTCTGACTCTTTACAGAACCAAGAGTCTACTTCATGGTGTTCCTCAGGTTCGAGAGCGTACGTTCTATTTCTTCTGGAAGGGAGATAAGACTCCGGTTCTTGACTACTACAATAGACCGTATACTCGTATCGAGGACGTGATTCTGAACGTCAAGTCTAACACCATGATGGAGCCCATCAACAAAAAGAAGCCGAGTGACGATCCATATTACAAGTATCTTCTCGAGGTCATTCACGGTGGTATTACGCATCGCGAACACTTTGAACTCATTGATACTTCATCTATATCTGTTCGTTACCTCGATGCCAAGAGCTTGATCGAGTTCCATGGTCACAGCTACAAGCAGCTTGGCGAATGGATGAAAGCCAATGGCTACGAAAAAGAAGTAGAGAAGTGCGAACGAATTCATAATAAGCTCGAGTCCGGTGGAAACATCATGCGTCGTGGTACCATCGTTCCCAAGGACTATATCGGAGCTTTCGTCGGCCACTATCCAATGATGCTGACCCATCCTCTGGAAGATAGATATATAACTTATAGAGAAGCTCTATCTATCATGGGCATGCCAGAAGATTATATTCTTCTGAATCCTAAGCAGAGTATCAATCACATTTGCCAAAACGTTCCGGTTCAGACTGCTACGGATATGGCCACAGAAGTTAAAGCTTATCTCGAAGGCAATCGTAGAACCATCGATTCTACTCTTACTTACCAGTACAATGCGACTCGTGAATTGAGAACAGAGACTAAAAATAATTCTTCATTGGAGACATTCTTTGCATGATCGACTATAAATATAATGAAGGCGCTCTTCTAGAGGAAATCGCCAAATACGTTGATGCTACTTATCAACAACACTATTCCAGAAATAAATTTCAGACTACAGAATTTGTCATCGACAGCGGTCATGGAACTGGATTTTGCGTGGGTAACATCATGAAGTATGCTCAACGTTATGGTCGAAAGGGTTCGCCCGAAGAGTGGCGAAAGGATATGATGAAAGTTATTCACTACGCTATCATGCAACTTTACGTACACGATATCGAAAATGAACAACAAACAGTAGATGAATCTGGCTTCTTTTCCGGAGTCGGTTTGAAAGGATAATTAATGGAAATTAGAATTGACTTGAATGAGCTTAGAAAGCGTAAGCTTTTCGTTGCGGCTCCAATGTATGGCGGACAGTGCGCTGGCATGTTCTGCCGATCGACAAATGATTTGGCTGCAGCAGCAGTTCATCACGGAATCGAACTAAGATACTACTATCTCTTCAATGAGTCTTTGATTACTAGAGCTCGAAACTATTGTGTCGATGAGTTTATGCGCTCAGACTGTACGCATATGCTCTTCATCGACTCTGACATTGGCTTCAATGCTCAAGACATCATTGTCATGCTGGCTCTCATGTCAGATGATTCAGAATACGATATTCTTTGTGGTCCGTATCCTAAGAAGTGCATCTCCTGGGAAAAGGTCAAGGCTGCCGTTGATAAGGGCGTGGCGGATCAAGATCCTAACGTTCTTGAAAAGTTTGTTGGTGACTATGTCTTCAATCCGGTTGGTGGTAAGAACGAGATTCCTCTCGGCGAACCAGTCGAGGTTCTGGAATCTGGTACCGGTTTCATGATGATTCGTAGATCTGCTCTAGAAAAGTACTCGGCTAAGTATCCGGAACTCATGTATCGTCCCGATCACGTTCGTACTGAGGCTTTCGACGGTTCTCGTGAAATTCTTGCCTACTTCGACGCTCTCATTGACAACAAGTACATGTACATGAGAGATGAGATTCGTCAGTTCTTTGAAAACAATCCTAAAGCCACAAACGAAGAAGTCATCGCCTTTATCGATGATCCTAAGACAAGCGCCACTGGTAATCAATTTACTGGCCGCTATCTCTCAGAAGATTATATGTTCTGTCAGATGGCTCGTAGAGCTGGCCTTAAGGTTTGGCTGTGTCCGTGGATTCAACTTCAGCACGTTGGCTCTTACATCTTTGGTGGCTCGCTCGCCGATCTGGCTGCTGTAGGTGCCGCGGCTACTGTCGATCCTGCGAAACTAGGTAAGAAAAAGTAGTGTACATTAATAACGTATATGTTATTATAAACTCATATTTCAATAATACAAAGGTTATAGCATGAAGCTTAGTGAACGTACAATTCAGATTCTGAAGAACTTTTCGACCATCAATCAGTCGATTCTGGTCCGTCCTGGTAATGTCATCAAGACTGTTACTCCTCTTAAGACGGTCTTCGCGGCTGCCACGGTGACCGAACAGTTCGATCAAGAATTTGCCATCTATGAGCTGCCCCGTTTCCTTGGAACGATCTCGCTCTTCTCAAATCCTGACTTTGACTTCAAGGACAAGTATGTCACGATCTCGGCTGGTAAGCAACGCGTGAACTACACGTATGCTGATCCTAGCATGATCACGGCTCCTCCCTCGAAGAACATCAACTTTCCTGATCCCGAAGTCGAATTCACGCTGACGAGTGATCAACTCTCGACCATCTCGAAGGCTGGTTCTGTTCTTCAGATGCCTGAAATTGCGATTGTTGGTGAAGATGGCACTATCTCGATTCGAGCCGTCGATTCGAAGAACGCCACGGCTGACGTGTTCAGCCTTGACGTTGGTGAATGTGACAATGATTTCAAGGTCATTCTTCGACCCGAAAATCTGAGGCTTATTCCTGCCGAGTACAAGGTCTCTCTGACGACCGTCGGTATCTCGCGATTCGAATCTGAAAATCTTACGTATTGGATCGCTACAGAATCGCAATAATAAAATAAATAAATATTCCCTGGTCCGGTGTAGCTCAGTGGTAGTAGCATCTGACTGTTAATCAGAGGGTCGCTGGTTCGAATCCAGCCTCCGGAGCCATGAGGAATTTATATGAAAAGATTAGTTGTTGCGTTATTTTTCTTTCTTTTACCATTTAGTGCATATGCATCTGACTGTGATCAGTTCTTTCCAAACGGCAAAGAGATAGTTGTTCCAGATACAAAAGTACTTTGTAACTCGTTCTTTGTTTCTGTATTCAACACAAAGATTAATGGCGTAGTATTTTCTTCTGAACTCGCTCAAGCTAGAGTAGTTAAGACCGAAAGATCTAACGACTTTAGAGCTGATAAGAGAATAGCAGGTTCTCCTACTCCAGAAGACTATACAAACAGCGGATACGATCGTGGTCATATGGTTCCGGCTGCTGATGCAGACGATCCAAAGGAAATGTCAGATACGTTTCTTATGACTAACATGACTCCTCAACTTCCTTCGGTCAATCGTGTGGCCTGGAAGAATCTAGAGGATCGAGTTCGTTCGGTTCCGTTCAAGTACGTTCTTACTGGCGCAGTGTATGATGATGCTCCAAAGACTATCGGAGTAAACAAAGTACCGGTTCCTAAGATCATCTACAAGGTGGCATATTTCGATAGTGGAAATATTGCGATCTATATCGTAGATAATGTTAAGGATGCCAAGGTAAGAACAATAAATATGGATGAATTGGAAACTATTTCCAAGTTAAAGTTACGGTAGGTGAACTGCGGCGGCCCGCAGCCTCGTCTTGAAAACGAGTGGTACCTGAGAGGGTATGGAGATCGACACTGCCCGCCTACCTCCACTTTATGTTCCTGTGGGTCGAACGGCTAGATCACGGTCTGCAAAACCGTTTTATGTGGGTTCGAGTCCCACCAGGAACTCCAACATCGCAGGATAGAGCAGACGGTCAGCTCATCTGGCTCATAACCAGAAGGTCGGGGGTTCAAATCCCTCTCCTGCATCCAGTCGGGGCGTAGCTCAGTGGTAGAGCACTCGCTTTGGGAGCGAGGGGTCGTGAGTTCGAATCCCACCGCCCCGACCAATTTTTTGAAAGATATATGATGCAGAATTTCAAGTGGATAATCGATAACCCTGAGGACGTGATTCAAAAGGTCCTCATGTCTGGAAACTTTTATTCCGCTGATCAGCTATCTTTCATGAATACGCGGATCAAGACCGATGATGTCGTTCTAGATCTGGGTGCTAACGTCGGTAATCACACCGTTTATTTTAGCAAACTAACTAAGGCCAGCAAGGTCTATTGTATCGAACCAATTCCTCGCGCCTACAAGCTGTTGCTGGCCAATATAGCTCTTAACTATTGTCACAATGTCAATGTTGACTATATTGGTCTAGCTCTTGGCGATAGAGACTGCGTCGGATATCCGTATATGCTTTACGGTAAAGACAATCTCGGTTCAACCTTTCTAAATCCAGAACCAATCAAAGACGCTGCCGCAGAGCTCTCTATGGAGCCTGTGCATATCGTCACAGGTGATTCTCTATTCGCTTATGAGAAGATAGATTTCATCAAGATGGACATCGAGGGCATGGAAATCGTGGCGCTGGATGGTCTTAAGACAGTAATTCGTAGAAATCGTCCTAAGATGTATATTGAAGTCATGAACTACAACAAAGAACTCTTTGCTCAATGGCTCGATGTAAATGATTATGAGATTCTGGAGACGTTCGATAGATATTCGGCCGACATCTTTTCTAACTACTACGTAGAGCCAAAAAAATAATTTTTTGTGACACTACAGTTTTGGTAATTAAATAATTAAGGATCAATAATCCTTGGAGTGAAATATGATCGAACCCGTTCTTTGGACTGTAGTACTTCTTATCGCTATCGCACTTATCTTTGATTTTACTAATGGATTTCATGACGCGGCTAATAGCATCGCTACCGTCGTGGCCACTAAAACTCTAACACCATTTCAGGCGGTCTCTATGGCCGCAT